CCTTCACGCAAGAACGGTCTGCCCGCCATTTTGCTTGTTCCGTTATGCACATACTCGGCATACTCTACGTTCGAACCGACAACTACCGTGTTCTTTTCCGCGCTCCCGCTTAACTTGTCCTGCGGCTTTCCGTTCGGCGTTCCTACCTCTCCGCCGCCTTTCTGTGTTGGCGTGATGAACGAAATGCTCGCACGCAATCTACCCGTATCCACAGCCGAAGGTATTCCGTATTTACCGCTGATAGCGTCAACGCTTCCTTCGACTGCCTTTACGCCGATAGCATACAATGCGCGCTCCGTTGCTTTCTCTGCCTCTTCAAGAACTAACTGCGAGTTGTCCTTTATTCGGATAGAAAACTTTAAATCATCACTCATATCATCACCCGCCGGGTGCCGAGTACATACCGCCCGATATACAGCGCGATCGCGTTATTGACCTGCAAGCGTATCTGTCCGTAAGTCGGCGTAGCGTAAGATACCGAATAATACCCGCTCACGCTCTCGCTGGATATTTTTGAAACGCCGTTTTTCGATTGCTTCCAATCGCCATACAGTATATCGGCGATACGGCACGCACAGCGTTTGAGTGCGGTCTGCCCCTCTTCCGTGTCGGGAACGCGGTTAGCGAAAGGGGCGAGCTCGTCGCCCGCCCTCTCCGCGAAATAGGCGTAGTCGTCGGCGGAGGTGATGAGAATGCCGTGGTAGGCATTCTGATAATAATCAAAATCCGCGTACGTCATAGCCTTGTTCTCCTGTTATTACTTCGCCACAAGCGTTACAGGCACTGCTTCCGTACCGTCGACCGTTACGCTGCCCGTGTACGGCTGATAGCCGTTAGCCGTGATTTTGTACTGATACACGCCGTTCTGCGCCTTAAACGAGGCAGAACCGCTCGCGTTGGTTTTGCTAACCATACCGCCAAAGGTTACTTTCGCGCCCTCTATATACCCCGTCGCGCCGTCATCGGTAACGGTGAAGGTCGTGGTATTCGTAGTGAGCGCCGAAGCCGCCTGAATTGCTGCGAACGGGAAACGCACCGTTTCATCGGGCTGTAACGCGGTAATCGGGTTCGGAATTTCCCAGCCAAGACGCATAACCACACGAAGCGCGACCATGTCTTCCTGCGCAAGATTATACATAATCTCGCCGTCGGAAGGGTTCTGAATGATTGCCTGGTCGAGTACCTTGTAGGTGATGTCCTGACGAATTGAATAAACCGCCTGCGTGAAGTCGCCGACAATCATCTGCGCCTTGCTCTTATCCCATGCGCCGTTGTCGATGTACGCTTTCGGCATTTCGTCTATTTCCGTACCCTTTATAGGCTGACCCGCCGTGTCTAACATCATACGGAATTTACCCTTGATGTCAACGCCGCCGACAATACCCGAGGGATTGTAACCGCTCTCCTCGACCTTGACCATTGCGTCATTGATAGCCGAGTACAGCGTGCCGCTCCCCTGCGATACATACGCGCCAGCCTGTGCAATCGACGAAAGCAGGTCAGCACGCCATGCCGACGGCTTATCAACGCCTACGAAAATTGCCTGGTCGATTTTCTTGCCTATTGCCTCCACGAGGCGCGGGCGAATTTCGCCCCAAATATCAATACTTGCGTCGTCGAGCACGTCTTCCTTAATCGGAACGATAACCGCAATTTCTGCGGGGACGATATACTTGTTCGCCCATGCCGCATTCGTAACGTTTTTGCGACCGTTGTTCGTACTGTCATTTACCCAGTACGCCATAGGCAGCGCGTCAAGCACACGCATACGCATGATGTTGCTTGACATATTTGGCAGCCGTCTGAACATTCTCAGCGCCGCCGACTGCTTCGTCACGCCCTGAATAATCTCCGCGACGAGGTCTTCTGTAAACAGGGCTTCCGCGTTCTGTCTTGTAATCATTTATTCCTTGCTCCTCTCAAAATCTCGTTCATTTTCTTGTTCGTTGACGGCGCACCACCTTTGTTGCCGTCATCGAAATTCGGCTGAGAGCCTTTTTGAAACACTCCCTGCCTCTGTGAATTTACCACGAACTGCGGATTTTCTTTCAGGTAATCGGCAAGGCACGCTTTGAAATCCTTTTTGTCGGTAACAAGCGGCTTCACTTCCGACATAACAAACTTCTGAAATTTCACGTCCACATTTGCCGCCGCGACTTCCTTTGCCAATTCCGCGTCTGCCTTCTCGGCTTTGAGCGTTTCCAGCTCGGTCTTTATCGCGTCATAATCGGCGTACTTGCTGACATCGTTCTCCTGCTTGTACTTTGCGTACTCGCCCGCCAGCTTGTCATACTTGCCTTTGTCCACATACCCGCCCGCCTTGATGTTGGCGAGCTTAATGCCGTGTTCGTTAAGTTTTGCCGCGAAGTCGGCATAGCTCAATGCTTCCTCCCCGAACAGTTCCTGCAATTCGTCCATATTTCGTTTTACTCCTATTGCCTCGCTGATTTAATTTAAACGTGAGTTCACTCTCACAACCGCAAGGGCGCGCTGTTAAACCTCCACGCGCACGAGGAATTTTTGCTTTGCCATCATTATACACCTATTTGCTAAAATTGTCAATATTTTTCAAAAAAAATTTTATTTTCAAAAAATGATTGACATTTTTTAACATCGTGTAGTATAGTGTATTATATGAATACATTTATATAAAACCCCTATATATAAAAATGCTATATATAAAAGTTATAGTAAATGTATGAACTATACTACACTCTTATATAAAAAAAAGATAAAAAATATAAAAGTATATCTATAAAAAATTGACATTTTAGAAAAGTGAAAATTGAGTGAAAAGTCTATCACATATTTTTACACAAAATAAAACACGGTCAGCCGAGCCAAAATTTTATAAAAATTTATAAAAAAATAACGCGCCGTTATAGCGCGTTATTGTCATAAACAAAGGCTTTCAGGTAAAATTGTGGAGGATCAGAAACGTCCAAAATCTTCTTTTTGCGCAGGTAAAAGCCCGTATCCGTTTCTTTTACGACGTACATCTTTTTGAAAATGCCGCCCTCTAAAATGTATTTCACATTGCTGTTTTTCTGCGGTTCTTGCCTGTATTCCATAGTTACGCCTCTTTAATAAAATTTACGATTGTACAACGGCAATTTATGACATTCCACGCACTGGCTCCGAGTGATATGTCGCCTGGGTACATAAGCTGTTCGCCGCCGACTATGAACGGCTCATCGTTCGGCACTTCCTGACCGTCTGCATCCAAGTGTTCATCTCTCGTTCTATCATCTGCCGTGGCGACCCACCTTTTCCACATTTCGAAACCCCTGCGCTTCCCTTCATCGCCGACGGCTTGTCTTGCGCTGCCCTCTACCCGTGTGGTCTCCGTGCGGGCGATACGTATCGTGTCGCCGAGATAGCCTTCCGAAACGGCTTTCAACCGCTTTGCGATGTTCGGTATGCTCTCTCCTTTCAATATTGATGTAGTCAGCTCGCTTTCCAGCTTGCGCATGATTGCGCGCTTGTCGAGCTCGCCAGCGATTGACAGCTTTGTAAACGGGTTGACCTCTCCCGTGAGTATGTTTCGCACGGCGGTATTATCGAGCAACGAAAAACCGAACTGTTCTGCCGAAAAATTGTAGTTCATTTTATACACATTCTGCATACTTTTGCTAATAAAACTTTGCGCCGTTTTATTCGTGTCTTGCAGGACTTCCGCCATTTGCTTTGACAGGTTTTGCAGGCGGTTATACTTGTTCATTTCCGCCATTTTCTGTTGCAATGACATATTCGGATTTGTGGATATTTTCTGCATAATATCCGCCATTTCCTTGCGTATTTCCTGATACGCCTTTGTGTATTCGGAGTTAATGCGTTTTTCCAAACGCTTTAACTCCTCGTCCGTCCATTTATGAATTTTGTCCGCCGGCATTGTCTTCACCGCCTTCCGTTCCGTCTGTGTACGGTTCTGTGTCCGTTATCGTAAAGCTGCTCATCTCATCGATTTTACGCTGCGCCGTTTCAAGGTCTTCGCCATACCACTTTGCGCGGAACTCCGCTTTGCTCATAACGCCCATACTCACGTCGAGGCGGTCGTTCGCCATCTCGCCTTGTTTGTCCTCGATAATGCTGTCGTCGAACTGGATTTGTATCTCGCTGTCGTTCATGCTTTCGCTTGTGAACGTATTCACGGCATAGGAAACTGCCTTGACGATTGTGCGCAATGCTTCCTCAATGATTATCTCGTGCTTTTTCAGGTTACGGAACAGGTCGCTGTTTTCGCTCACTACCTGCGTGGCTGTGGCAATGCTTCCGCCGTTGAACTTGTAATGATTTGTGCCGAAGCCGCACGCATACGAATACAGGTTCAAAAGGTTCTGCAATGCTTGCTCATGCTCTGCGACGCGGAGGTTCTGCGTGTCATTCTTGATAAACACGCCGTCGTCGCTTTCAGCTTCGGGCAGGACATAAAACGCAACGTCGTTGCTGTCGAATACTTCTACTTCCTCGCCATTTCTTGTTATCGTTGCGGAGCGTGCGTTGATGAAAATACGCTTGCGCCCGAGCACGAACTCGTTCTGATAGCTGTCGAAAACGATGTCGATTTCTTTCAGCAGGTCGATAGCATTCGCGAAAATGCTGATACCGAGCGGGCTGTTGATGTCGATATTGTTTGCAATGTTCGGACGGAACACATAAAACCACGGCAAAGTGCTTTTCGTGTCAAAGACGTAATAGTCATCTTGCCGCACGGTCAGCATATTCTCATCGTCGCCGTCGCATACGATATTGTGAATTTTGTAAATACCGCTCTCGTCGCGTAAATGTACTGCAATCTTCGTTTCTTTGTTACCGACGGTAATAAACGCGCACTCCGTAATATCCCCGTCCTCAAACGTGATGGGTCTAATCTTCTTCCCGTTAATGAACGATACCTTTACTTTCGCGCCGTTATCCGTGATTACGTCGCCGTTAGCGTCTGCGGTCAGGTTATCAACAGAAACAACGAACGCCCCGCCGCCGAGCGCAAACGCTTTTTCGATTCCGTCGTTCGCTTTACGCCAAAAATTACAGTCCGCAAGAATGCCGTTCAACACCTGCTGCGAATGTTCGTCGCCGAGCGTGATGTCGGTTTTTTCGTTGATGAGCAGGTTTGCCCAGTCCTCCGCCGCCTTCTTCGCCATGCCAAGCGAAAAGCGGGTCATCGGCACAAACCGCTTGCCCGTATAAATGCGGTACGGGTGGAATTTATCCACCTTCCCCTTATACCATTGCCACCATTGTTCCACATAGCTTGCGTTGTCGTAGTACGTCATATCGGCGCGTCCCGATATTTGCTTCAAAATGTCGTTCAGGTTCATATATCCCTCCGCTTTATATTCTGCTTAATTCTCCAAAGAACGGCTCTATACTGTATTCCGTGGCGTCGAGCGTATCAATATCAGTCGTGCCGTCGTCCAACCGTTCATCGTCCTTCTTCGGATTCCATAACGCCTCACACAATGCCGTTTTGACCGTTTTTGCGTCTTTGCAGACGTAAAAACGTTTCTGTGCTATGAGTTTATTCACGAGCCGTATTCTGTCGTTTATAGGCAATTTACGGGCGTTGTGTATCACGATAGGTAGGCGTTCTGTAACGCCTACCTTACGCAATCCCCGGATAAGCACCTGCTCTGCGCTGTCGGCGTAGACGTTCATCGGCTTTCTGTACTGATTATACACGATTTTTGTAAAATCTGCAAACCTTTGGTTAAGTTGTTCGGGGTCGATAGCTTCGGTTATCCTTACGCTTTGTAAAGGGATAACCTTTTCAAAGCGCCGCAAAAAGCCGGTAGCGACGAACGCGTGCGCAGAGCCGTTCCCGCCGAAGTCCACTCCGATATTAACCGCCATAAGGTCAGCGGGGTTGACCTCTTTCACGTCATACTCATCGGGCGTATTCGCGTATTGCTGATACACCAGCCCCTCGGCAACCGTACGTTGTCCCAGTATATCGCGCCTGTACCATACCGAGTTCGGATCGTACTGCGCTTCTATCTCTTTGCGCCGTTGTTCGGTTATGCTGTAATTGTCTGCGAGCGTGAAATGTTCATAGTTATATCCGCCAATGTACGTTTTTTTGTACAGGTCAATATATTCATCATAAATCTTGTTACGCGGTGCGCACGGGTTTAAGTCCCACAATATTTTCGGCTCATAGCTCGCAACCTGTCTGCCAAACGCAACCTTAATAAAGCTCTCGCGGCTGTCGTCGCTGTCGTAATGTTCGTTAATTTCCGTTGCTATCCACAGACCGTAGGAGTTACCGAGTATCTTCTTATAGCTGTCGCTCTTTCCGCCGCCTGCAAAAATTAGTATCTTTTCCCCAGTTTGGGTGAAAAGATACAAACACTCATTGCCTTTATATTTGCCCCACTTGCAACGACCGCGAAAAAGGTTTTCAAGCCCGAAGCCGTTACACGCGCCGATATTCAGCTTTGCATTGCCGATTGTACTCCCGCTCGCGAGGTGTATTTTGTCCTTGCAGCGTTCGAGATAGGCGGCGGCTATAATACAATTATCGATTGTTTTTCCGCTGCGGATAGAGCCTTCTGCAACGCTCATTTTACAGCATAAAGCCTTTTTTATATAGGCTTTATGCTTTTCGCTGAACGGTTGCCAGTTAATTGTCTGTGTTACTCGCATTTATGTTAAAACACCCCCTGCATACAAACACATAAACATACCTGCAATACCTAAAACTACAGTAATGCTAAAGCATAATCCGATAAACGCTTTATTTATCTCCTCTGCGTTAATTATGCTTATAATAGAAACAACAACAAGAGCAAGCAACAAAACGGCAAGAATAATCGCCAATATTATAAATATATTCATACACTCCATCTATACCCGCAATTCTGACACACGCAATACGTTTTCGTTTTCGACTAAATCGTTCCCATTAATAGGAAAATCTATATCTTTTGCAAGTTTTCTTAACTTTTTTTCAATGTGTTTTTGTCTTTCTTCTTTACTTAAAGACAAAACTTTTACCACTTCTCTTTTAATTTCATCGGTAAACAAATAATCTATCATTGTCTATTCCTCCTCTTCGTTTTTTAACATATCCCCGAGCGCGGTCAAATCCTCGACCTCTCTGTCCTCGCCCGTCATCATACGCAATTTTTGCGTTTCGGCTTTCAGCAGTTCGATTTCGCGCCGCAGCTTCTTTATTTCGAGTTCTTTCTTCTTATCTTCGCCCAAAAGCTCCAACGCCATTTGCAACGCCTTTGTGTCGCCTTTGCTCGCCTTTTGTATGAGCGGCACGACGAGAAGCGTTCGGTTCGTCGCTTCTTCGCTTAAACCCAACGCTTCTAACGCCTTTTTATTCTTTTCGCTGACCTCACCGTCCGCCCATTTTCGCAAGTATTCGGCGACAGTTTTTTTCTGTCGCCGCGCCTTTCCGCTTGCTATCCCTGCCTTTGTTGCATTTTCTCGGCGCTCACTCGGCGTTCTCGCGCTGTTCGGAATAAGGTTTTCGTCCTGTTTACGCGCCAAAAAACCACCTCTTTTAGCTTATTTTTTATCGCTCAAAGATTTTATAATCTGCATTTCTTTTTCGCTCAACTTCCAAACCGTTGCCTTTTCTCGCTCTGCCTTTTCTCGCTCTGCCTTTTCTCGCTCTGCCTTTTCTCGCTCATCTTTGAGCCGTTCTGATAAAAGATAAGCAGAGCCATATATTGCGTCTCCGCTCTCCTTTTGTGCGTCTAATTGACGTATATGATAGCTTTCAGCAATAGGTACTTTAAAATCTATTCCATAGCGGCTAAACTGTCCGCAACGTGTGGACGTTATGATATAACTCGGATATTCATATTTCGGAAGTTCGCGCCGTAATTCTTTCAAATTTTCATCATTTGCTTCTTTTACAGCTTTATATAAAGTCGGTGCGCTTCTTAATCTGCAATTAGTTTCCATATTTGTTATAAAAGAAGTGTTTACCGTCGCCTTGTTTTCATACGTTACTCCAACACCAACGCAAATAGCACAAGAAGAAGAAGAAGAAGAAGAAAACAATGTTAAAGTCGGAGCGAAAAGAAAAAACTTTATATTGTTTTGGCAATAAAATTTTATAATTTCGGAAAGGATAGAAAACGGTGGATTATCTACCACAACGGCATTATCTCTGTATTTATAATTTTGATAATCTCCGCCTGGATAAAAAGGGCGGACAAAATTCGCACGTTTTACGCCATATTCATTTTCTACCCAACCCGCCACCGCTTCATATACCACATCGGGCGTATAACAGTCGTCGGTTGTCTTTTTAGTTTCAAACTTTTCCAAAAATTCATTGTATTCATCGTTCCCTTCTTGTCTTTCTGTATTATTTCTTTCTCTATTTTCAAAAAAATCCTGCCCTTCTTCTGTAAATCCCCAGTCAATATCGAATCCCGAAAAATCGAGGTCGCCTATATCTTCGGCGAGCAGGTCAATATCCCAAGCCGACAGTTCTGCCGTTTTATTATGCAAAATAGCATATTCGCGCCGTTGCTTATCTGTCAAATCATCGAGCCGAATACACGGTACTTCTTTCATGCCGAGTTTTTTCGCGGCAAGCAATCTGCCATGCCCCTCGACGATAATATTGTCCTTGCCCCATATGCCGATAGGGTCGTTGAAGCCGTACCGTTCAATGCTTTCCGCAATCTGTCCGACGTCATATTCTGCATGCTTTCGAGCATTTTTCTCGTAAGGTTTCAACTGCCCCACGGGGATATATTCCACGTTCAAACGATTTTCCATATCTTTATTTTACTTTCTCTCCGTTAAAATGTCAATAATTTTTTTATTTTTTACGATGCTTAATTGCCGTCTTTCGCGCCGTTAAAAATCAACTCGCACAATTCGTTTGTGGATACTCATTAAGACTGCTTTCATTCTTTCACTTCTCCTTTGTCTTTCTTACCCTCCGCAAGTTCCTCTTCGGCTTGATTTATCCAATCATCAAAAATTGTTTTTTGATACCTCTCTTTTTCTCGCTCATCTTTTAAAAATTTTGCGTTGTGTGCAAAAAAACTTGCTAATTTTTTCAACGCCCTTTCCGCAACTTCCGCGCGGTGTTCGGCTTCTGCAATTCTCTTTTCAAGTTCATTTATTCGATTCTGCTGTAACAGATCAAAAGTCGCCGTATGGGATACAACTGTATCGAATTTTAGCCCCGATTTTACGAGGATGTCCGCAATGGTAGAGACATGAACCTGTATTCTCCCTCGTCTATCACGAGTCGCCCAATCATCTACTGAACTATCGATTATTTCCGCAATCTTCTTTTCCAGATCGTCGTTATTCATCTCCGCACACCTCCTTGACAAGCTCGTCTATCTTATCTGCCATTATCGACGGTATAAGCTCGTCGAACTCGTAGTAGAACGCCATTTTGATACGCTCCGCAAACTCTTTCACGGCTTGTTTTCTCTCTTCATTTGTAAGTCGCATTTCCTCGGATCTCTCTTCGGGAGTGAGCACCACCGCGCCTTTCGGGACTTCCACCAGTTCTCCGCGCTCGATTTTGTCTTCAAGCTCGGCAAATCTGTTTAGCGCGGAAGTTAATTTGTTTAATTCGTCAAAATGCAGACCGCCGGCTAATTCGTGACTGTCTAAGCCGATTATATCCGCATTGCCGAACTCGTCTCTTTCTGTCAATCTCTTATAGTCTTTCATTCCTGATCCTTCTGTTTTGCGCCGACTAACTCTGCAAGTTTTTTAATAAAAATGTTTGCTTCTATATCATTTTTGAAATATCCATATACTACACACAAGTTTCCTTCTGTTATACAAAGTGCAGGTCGTTTTCTATATGGATTTTTTGTGCCGATATTCTAATATCTTTGTCGCGCCATAATATTGATTTCATTGCTTGTCCTCCTGTTCGTTCGGGAAAATTTATTTAATTGCTACTGCAATTGTCTATGCCAGCGAGTTTTCATTTCGCAAGGAATTTTTTGACCTCTATTTCTCACGCCAGTCCAATGAGTCCCGCCAGCGATTCCGTCACAAATAAAATTGCTTGCTTTAAGACTTGCTCCATTTTCGGATTCTAAAATATATGTTATAATAAGTTTATATCCCATTTCTTTAGCAACACGACAACAAGCCCCATACAACATTGAACAAGCGTTAGGTGTACCGTCCGTACAAAGACGATTTATTTCACAAGTCAACCCATCATCTAAATATCGGCTAACGGGTCTCCCACATATAGCAACTCCTACAATTTTTTCGTCGTCATAAAGGCTAACGCAAAATTTACATCCAACCGACGATTTGTGGTGTCTGTGGTATTTATCAACAAAATCGCAAGCTGACTTAAATGTAATAGGTCTTATTTCCATATTATTCTCCTTTCAGCTCCGCGAGGCGGGCTTCGGCGGCTTCGCTTGTAGTAAATACATTGTTCGCCGTGTAATTCTCGTTTCTGTCGCCGACTATCAATATGCTTTTCCCTTCAATGCCGCAATCTCCAAGCTGTATGTGTGTGCAGACAAACTCTTCGATTTGCGGACGCCGATATTTGCATTTTTCACAATTACCGCCCATCTTCATGCACACGTTGAATATTTGACGTTTTTTCTTTTCATCGGTCGTACGACTATCTTCGCAGTCAGTAAATCCAACGCCGTACACCTTATCTCCCACCTTACACGGCAACTCCACCGCCTTTTCAAGCCTTGCACGAAGAGAGGCGTTTTCGGTTTTAAGTTCGGAGAGTTCCTCGGAAGGTGTTTTGCCGCCATTTTTCTGAACTGTTACGGAATACTTTTGATTTCCGACTTCAATGGCAGTCGTCAAAAAATTCTTTGCGTTATTCTGTTCAAGCATTTGCACCAACATTGCCGTTATATAGTTGAACGTATCACTACCAACGGTCATATCCACCTCGCCGTTTTTCATTTCCAGCCCAAAAACTTTGATTTCGTCGAGTGCCTTATGAAGTTCGGCGTTCTCCGCTTCAAGCTCATGCACACGCTTGATCGCGTTCATGCCAATTCTACACGCCTCGTTGACAGGCTCTATACTCTCGTAATGCCCCCTGTGTTCGGGGTCAAGAATTTCAATCGCTCTCTCGTTGGTCATTTTTGCACCTCTCAAAGTAGAATATTACTTCCTTGTCGTGTTCTTCCACCAAGCCATATTGACAAGCCAATCGGTAGATATAGACGCGCTTGTTGAGCCGTCCTAATATTTTGCCTAAACGCGCCCTGAATTGCTCTATTGTGTATGTACTCTTATAGAAATTACACATTCGGCAAGCGGGCATGAGATTGCCAATGTCATTGTTTTCGCCGTTATTGCAGACGCTAAAAACGTGGTCGACTTGCATTTCGCGGTATGTCAATTTCTTCCCGCAGTAGGCGCAATGCCCGCCGTATTTGTTATAGACAACTTGCCTTGTTTCGGGCGGGATAGGTCTACGATTTGCCATTGTCTTTCTCCTCCTTTGCAAGCTCTTGCTCGGCTTGTTTTTTTATATTCCTCACAAATTTTTTACTTTTTTATAAAAATATTAGAACGCGTGCGTTTTTATCGTTATAAATCCTTGAACATATCTAACTGTACAAATGTATTACGTTTTTTTCTACGTTTCGGAATATACCCATCGGCAAATCTTTCCGCAAGGCTTTCGAGCGTTACGCCGTTCGGCTTAAACGTGTTATGGCTGTCTGGCTCCATATCGCACAGACGTTGCCATAAGTCGGGGTAGGCTTTCCACAAACTGTAAAGATCTGCAAGGCATTGTTTCGGACAGAACCAACATCCGCCCCTGTAAATGCCGTCAACACTATACATCGGCGAAAGCAAATCGTACTTCTTGCAAATCGCCATCGCGTCTTGTTCGGTAAGGTTTTGCTCGACAAGCAAAGAACGGTACTTGCACTTCTCGGTCTGTTTCTTCTCCATACGTTCCCAACGGATAGGCTCGTCATAGGCAATTCCGACAAAATGCGTTCTATGCGGCGGCAGTTCATTACTATATTTTTGAATTGCGTTTACTTTAAGTATTTGATTACACCATGCCTTTAACGTTAGCGGAAACCCATAAATCTCCCCTGTGCGACTTCCGCGTTTGTAAACTTTATAAAACTGTTCTTCAAAACTCACTCCGCTATACGCGTGGTCTACCGTCACGCCGAATAACTCTTTGAGCCTCTTCTCTGCCGTCGGTATCCATTCCGCCATAAGCGGGTGCTCGCCGCTTATCTCATCGTTAAATCGAATATCGCAGTACATCACGCGGTCAATCGGTATACCCTGTTCGGCGGCAAGGATAAGCGTTGCCATGCTATCCTTGCCGAACGAAAGATTAAAAACGTTCATTTATTTGAAGTCCTCTATCGTATAATTTTTGCGCGGCAAAAAGGTTTTTGCGTAGTCTGTCAGGTGTATTTTCGTGTAAAACATACCACTACCGCCGCGTACCTTTTCGGGCAACTTTTTTGTTACTTCATTAAAAAACTTGCGCGAACTCATTGCGAACTCGTTATTGCTGTTTGCCCACGCGGCATACACGGAGAACAGGTCTGTTGCGGGTATGCGCTCGCCGTTCACATAATCAATCGTGATACACGCATCGCAAAATGCGGCGAGCAAGTCCATTTCCGCCTTGTATTCGTTCGTGGCGATTTGCACGCACACGGGCACTGGTAAACCCTCCCTTTGCCACTTGATACACCCGTCAACCGCCCATTTCATGATTTGTGGCAGTTCTTTACGCAACTTGTATTTAAGCGTTTTATCGACCTTTTCGGCAGGGATATTGACCTCGAACGGAATAAGGCGAATACGCCGCCATATACCCACATCAGTACCGCGTATGACGGGCTTGTGGTTTGTAGCAATCCAAATTTTGAACTCTGGCTCATACTCAAACTCATCACCGTACAAGAAACGGCACGTTACTTTCCCACCGCCCGTGAGTTGTTTGACTAAACCTTCGTTTAGTCTAACACCTTCCGTCGGTTCTTCCGACGTGACAAATCTTGCGCTTTTAAGCCTTGCAATATCGCTGTTCGCGCCGCTGTCGCCGTTCCTGCGGAGCATTATCGTTTCAGGCTGTACGTTGCTTGCATACCCGCCTAACAATTCGCTTATCGTGTCAATAAACGTGCTCTTGCCGTTATTCCCGATACCGTACAAGAAAAATGCGCATTGCTCGCGAATACTCCCCGAAAGCGAATAACCCACGCACTTCTGCAAATACTCTTGCAAGTCCTTGTCGCCGCCCGTTACGTCGTCAAGAAATTTCAGCCACAATTCGGGCTGTTTCCCGCTCGTGTTGTCATACTCGGAATAGCCGCACTTCGTCATCATAAACGCGCTGTCGTGCGGCATTAACTCGCCGTTACGCAGATTTACGATACCGTTCTGACAGTTCAGATAATCCGTGTACGCGTCCATTTCTTCGGGCAGAACGGGAATACCTTCAAGGTGCTGGCATTCCTTTATCATCGCTTCTTTACCGCGCGACGACGCGGTTTTGTTCGCCCATTTCAGCTTTGTTTCCTGCACGTCCTCGTCAGGCTCGGCAAAGGCTTCTTTCTTCATGTCGTTTACGACGGTATCGGCGAGCTTTTTTATCTCGCCCGTGAAGTCCACCGCCCATACCTTGCCCGTCCAGTAGTACCACTTTTTATGAACGAACGAATACTTGATATTGCCGACAAACTTGTCACGCATACGCTGAGCATTGCCCGTGTCGGTCATATCGTAGTTGTTTTTGGGCATTTCCACACGGCTCTTGCCGTCGCGGAAAAAGCTAATAGCAAGGCTCGTGTCGTCCTGTACCGTTTTAGGCTCGTAAACGTCCGTACACGCCGCGATAGCCTTTTCTATGGTAAGTTGTCCGTAAGTGTATTCCCCGCGCTTTGTGTCCCATTTTTTACGCATTAAACCGCTGCTGCGGAATATCCTATCCATTCGTGCGGCGTCACGCTGCGTCCAAAATGCAAGCTGATTACAAAGCGCAAGGTCTGCCTCGCTTTGACTGTTGTAAATGCCTTGCCAGCCGCCACTATACAAAAGTTGAAAAGCTGCGCCCGTCTTGCAACTGCGGGCTTTATCGACAATTTCCTCGTCAGAAATATCAATCGGCATTACAATTTTCGGCGCAACTTTGGGCGTATTGTCGCCAAGATATTTTGCGTGGAGAGGTTTTATCGTTTCCGTGCAATCTACTATATTGCGATATTTATCGCAATATAGTTTCCCCGTCATAATGAAGTACCGCCGCTCGCTGTACATTTCCACATTGCCGCGCCGTTTTGCGCCAGCGGGGAGCGTGCCCTTACAGATTATGTGAATACCGTTTCCGCTCTTGCTTATTTCTGTATAGCTTTGCAGCGTTTCGACGAACTCCTCGATGAACTCTGCACTATCAAGACACTTGTCTAAATCTATACCAAAAAAAGGCGGTTCAAACATAAAGCCCACTCCGCCAAAGCCATATTTGTCAACGGCTTTTATCGCCTCGTCAAATGTTCCCCAAGTGCTTTTGTTGTTGCTTTGTGCATTACCGCCTGTGTGCGGATTTTTCGGCAGCTTGTCGTTGCTCCAGCATACCCAATTTTTTTGAACTTTTAACTCGGTGGGAATATTGTCATAATTAAATATTTTCATTATTTTAGCTCCATTTTTTTTACGACATATTATTTCATTGAATTTTGAACGCGAACCAACTCGCTTTCTGAAATAAACCAACTTTTTCCGTGTTCGCCTCTGCATACATACTTTTTAGCCGTGAGCTTTCCGGCGCGTATCCACTCACGCACCGTCCTCACACTTATGCCCAAAAAGTACGCTGCCTCTTTCAAGTTATAGTTTTTTTCCATATCAAACCCTCCACCTATGACCGCAATTTTGGCAAATTGCATAATTTTTTGTTTTGCTCCCTTTTTTAGTCAATAAAGGGACTACAAGAATAATGCCAAAAGTACATAGTGCTAATAATATCCAAAGAGTTGCGGCAAGACACCCTCTCTTTTTTTGTTCGGACACTACTTGAACAGCAACTCTATTACTTTTACATTTTGGACAAATCATATTTTTACCTCCGTTTCTCTTAATTTTTTGCGCATTTCTAAAACAGAACTACATTTTTGCATGTCTATTCCTCTTGCTTCAATCACTTCTTTTAAAAGCTGCGGCGATGATAGCAATGCCTTATACTTTCCATAAGAAATACCTAATTTATTTGCTTCTTTCAAAATGTCGTCCAACTCTGTCTTATTTCTTATGACCTTCCCCGTATACAATCGAGACACGGACAAGTCATTTATGATGTTTTTTTTCTTCATCAATCCCAACCTCCACAACCGCAATAAAAGCTGTCAAATTCTCTTTCAGGTCTATGCTCAAAAAAAGGAAGGTTGTATGAACTTTTGGTGAGATGTCCACAATAACTACATTTTGCTCTCCTTCCCTCTATTTCTTCTTTGCTGTCAACCTCTTTTTCGATAACGAAAGCATTTTTATCATTTACACAAAGGACACAACATGGCTCGCCCAAGTTTGTTTTTGCTTGCGCAATATGCCCACATTTCATTAAGTATTTTTTCATTTATTCTCCTTTTTTTAAAGTGTAGCATAGTTCATACATTTCCTATAACTTTTATATATATCGAAAAAATATATATATAAGTTATGGAAATATATTCATTTGATACAATTATACTACACAATGTTAAAAATGTCAATTATTTTTTATAAAAAAGTATAAGAATTTTTTTTGTAATATCCTCGGCGTTTTTTTTCATACCCGCGAAGCATTCCGAAGTCATCGGAAAAATCAACCACCGTTCCGCATTCTTTACCGCATGCTTTGCGTGCTACGCGTCCCGCTGACTGTATGACTGTGGTCTTGTCCTTGACGGGGCAAGCCAACACAACCGCGCGCAGGTTCGGCACATCAAGCCCCTCCTTTGCAAGCTTGTAGGTCGCGAAAACGACGTTCAGAAGCCCGTTATTCAAGTCCGTGAGTATTCTTGCACGGCGTTCCTTTTCTGCCTTTGTGGAGGCAATGCCGAGGCGTGCGGCGCAGTATGGAAAAACCGCGCAAAGCTGTTTTTCCATAACGTCAAGGTGCTGCAACCTGTCCGACAGTACTAGAACTGCGCCGTTCTGTGCCGCACGTTGTATCTCCCCCACGATAACGGCGTTCCTGTCTTTGTTTTTGGTTATATCGCCGATTAACTTTGCGTAATTCAGCGTACCGTCGCCGTCGGTTATATCGTCAATGTCGGGCGTATAGCCCGTATTGACGAATTTCACCCTCACAGGCACGGTATTCCCCGCGACTGCACTTTGCGGCACTTTGTGGATGACGTCGCCGAGCAAGGCGAACATACAACGCTCTAATCCGTCCGCGCGATACGGCGTGGCGGTCAGCCCTATTTTGTAACGCGCCGAAAGTGCGGAAAGTACCTTGTAAAACATCATCATTTGCGTTGGCGTTCCTACCGCGCGGTGAGCTTCGTCCACAATGATACAATCCCATTCATCGCGGTATTGCGACAAGTCGATATTGCTTGCCGTCTGTACCGTGGCAAAAGTCAACGTGTTTCCGACGTTGACTTTTCCCGCCGTAATCGTACCGTATTCACTCGCAGGCAGCCCGAAACATTGCTTTGCCCTGTTCATACTCTGCGTTAAAAGGTCTGTCGTGTGCGTCAGCCATAACGTCTTACCGCCTATCCTTGCAACGGCTTCCAGCCCCATTTGCGTCTTGCCGCTCCCGCACGGAGCAACGAGTATGCCGTTTTTAGCCCGTAAAACGGCGTCTACGGCGTTTTGTTGGTATCCGTATAAATTTATACGGCTATCATACTTTCGGGCGCGCAAGGGGCAAATACGGACGTCTACGCGCGTTATAGAAGTTTTGAAGCGTTTGTATACCTTTTGGCACTCGCCGAAAGGTATATAAAGCCTGTTCCCCGCGCGCTCGTAAAGCACAATTTCACGCTGCGTGTTGCCCGTCCATTTCCCCTTTTCCTCTCTTTTGATATAATCGGGATTAGCGAAAGTTAGCGTACTTTTGCAGTACGCTAACATTTCGGGGGTCGGGTCTTCGATTATAACTTTGTTCGCCAAAATAAATTTCATTTCCAAAACTCCCAGTTATCGGCTGAAATAGCCGCGTCCAGCTTTATGCTCTGCAATTTTACGAGCATATAGTACGGTACGAAATAAATCTTTCCATCATGCTTTACTGCGACGAAAGCAAGGTCGTTGCCCGTTTTATCGAAACGCTGAAATGCCAAACGCTGATTGTCTTCCAACCGTGATATGTGGAAGGTGTCTTTCTCACACGTCTTGCAGTCAAACAGATACGGCGTGTTGTTTCTGCACGCGATTATATCGCAGGGCTGCGCCCCGCTCGCGGAGGGCGACATAAAATGCACCCAAAACCCGCGAGCGGCTAACAGCTCACAAAATTCACGCTCAAAGGCTGTGCCTATTTTTTTATTATTCATTTTTTCCTCGTTTTTTAAATAGAGGGCTAAACAATTTAGCCCTCCAATTTTAAAAGCCTAAAACGGCAGCTCTTCATCATCTTCAACTTTAGGAAGTGCAGAAAGACCTTCATTGGGTTCAACCCAATCACTTAATTTTTCTTGTTGTTTCTTATTTAAAAAGTATCTTATTTTTGTTCCAAAATCATCTTTTTTAGTGGAACAACCACCAACCTTGCCAATCCAATTTTTGAGGTTAAAATCGCCATCAGCGATGCCAAAACTATCGAATATCGCCGTAAGGTTTCTATTTGTTATTTGAGGCTGTTCCGGCATAAAAACGACATAGTGCCATAGCCTTGACTTATAGCCGCTAACGTCAAGCGTAAGTACGAGCATGTCCTTTCCCGATTTGCTAACTGCCTTTTCTGCGTTTGCGATGCGTACCCTGTGTTCGCCAACGGGAATCTCTTCAAAAACCTTGCTTTCTTCTCTTTCAAATTTCCAATCCATTTTTTTTACTCCTCAATAAAATTTTCAACCAAACAGCCCTTTCTGCTGTCAATTTGATTTTTTGCGTAAATGCTCTGCGTTGCCTCTAACACAATGCCTCTCGTGCCGTCGCTCTTTGCTAAAATCTTGCCGACAACATCACACAATCCACAAATATTATCAACGATTTTGAGCGATATTTTCGGCACAAACTGTGAATAGCTCGTGCCGTCGGGGTGGACGATGTCGCGCACCGTTTCCCACGCAGTAAGCACCACATTCACGCCGAGCGACTTCAAATACCGCAAGCTGTTCACGAGCTTAAACTGCATATACTGATAATCCGCCTGTGCCGGCACTCCTTTGTTCTTGCCCTGGCTGCCGAGGTCGGACAAAATGCACCTTTCAAGTTCGCTTATGTTATCTACGGCGATTGTACTGTATTCCAGCTTGCCTGCTTCTTTAAGTTTGCCGAGTTCCGCAAGTTTCTTCGACCAATCGTCCCACGTGTGGATATTGTCGATACGCTCCACATCGATTTTTGACAGGTCTTTAACGACCTCGTGCTTTGCAAGTGTTTTAACGATTGTGCGGTCTACGTCGAGCACAAGCGTCTTGCCATCGCTCCGCTCTGCGATAAGCCCTATCGCCGTGCTCTTGCCTACACCAGGCGCACAATACAGCAACGCCGTGTAAGGTTCTTTCTTTTGAGTAAGCTCTTCAAGATTTTGATACATTTTTAATCCTCCTTTAATAAATCTTTGTTGTCGTAAATATTTCCGATTACTTCAATATCTTCTTTTTTATCGTGCCATAACCAATAACCATATTCCCAACCTTTTACGGTAAATGCAGAGTTTTTTTCTTTATAATACAGAAGTCCAACATCTCTTGAATTTTTAACAATATCGCCCTCAAAGATTTTCACTCCGTTTTTATCGGTTAAACCTGTGTATTGTCCCACAGTATGAGGTATCACTTCGATAAACCCAAAATCATTTACAACAATAAATGTTGCACCATACGCTGTGCCTTTGCAGTAATAAAAACAGCCATACACCCACTTGCCCGTTTTTATCTCTTTGCCTCTGAATAAAATTTCTCGCATTACGTTTCCTCCTTTTTCTTAAATTCTACATATTCGAGCTTCGGGTCATAATCGAGGCAAATGCTCGCGTACTCGCATTTACGCCCATATGCCGTGCAGTTTGAACAGTTGCGGTAGAATATATTCTCACAACTTGCGTCGCCGTGCTCATTTAAGAACTTGTAATCTTCTTCCTCGACGAACATACAGCTTGCCATATGCCGTAAAAGAGCTTTGTGCTTCTGCACTTCCTTTTCGCTGCGTGTTACTTTGATAACGCGGATTTTTTTGTCCGTGTCTTCGGCATACCACGCACAGCAACGCTCGTAATATTCTTCCGCCGTTTCGTTCTGTTTCTGCCGGATGGTCGGCTTTTTGCAAACGGTGTAATAAATTTCATTCTTGCCACTTGCGAGCATATAAGTCAAAATCTGTTCGTCCCATTGTAAGTTGTAAATGTACTCCTCGTCAATATCTTGAGAGGTTGTCTTATGCTCAACCACGCAACCGTCCTCCGCTATGCCGTCAAATCTTCCTACAAGACTTATATATTCTGAAAAATTAAACTCAAACTCTTTTTCTGTTTCTACAACAGAAAACTTAGGATAAATATATTTTTCATAGGCTTTTGCCATTGCCGAAATTTTAGGATTATTTTCGACATCAACTTCAACCCCTCCTGTCTTATATAGGTTTTCAATCATAGAGTGATAAGTTTTTCCAGCTACAAGCGGCTCTGCGTCCTGTATCGGTACAAGTTCTTCTATATATTTGAAAAAATAAGCACGCTTGCAGGACTTGTAGCATTTTATTTTAGAAGCAGACAGTTTCATTTTTTTCTTCCTCCTTTAAAACTTTCTCAATCTTCAACTTCGTTATTTTGCTCGGATTTTGCAAATTATTTTCTATATTGTATATAGTTTGAGCAGTCAAGTGGCACATTTCGGCGAATGTCTTTGCAGATATATTTTTTTTAGCTCTAAAATCTAAAATACGTTCAGAAAGCATTTTCAACTTTCTCACCTCCTTTTTTCAAAATTTCAAAAAATTCATATATATTCAAGTCATGTTTTTTAAGAAACAAAACAATATCGCCCATCGTTTTAAAGCCATACTTTTGGCACAAATAAGCAAGTTTTTCAAAATCACAATATTTCATATCGTCACACCTCCTCTTTATAACGCTCATCGTTGAGTTGAACCATTTTTTCAAGCATTCTTTCAAGCATTTTCAAAAACTTACTACCCTTTTCCGTTTCGGCTTTTGCATAAACATATCCTGCACTATTTACAGAAAAGAAGTTGTCTTGAAACTTTGCAAACTCGCCAAACTTGCCTTCGCTTGTTCCAATCGTCCAATATCTGCCGCCGTCTGCCGCTATTGAATAGTAGCCCTTATCGTTAGCAACCATAGCCGCCTTTACTTTCGATTGTGCTTTCTTGCCATATCTGTAAACTTCGTTCTCGCCAGCATTGATATAACAATAATCTTTATACATTTTTTAACTCCTTCGGGGTGTTACCCTTGATTGATTTTGTACCTTTATTATACATCACGTTGGCGAGTTTGTCAATCGTTTTTTGATAAAATTTTATATTTTTTATAAATTTTGCTCCCATGCATTTGAAAATTCTTTGTTTTTAAACAATGCGGCAAGTCCGCTAATTTGCTTTAGACGCAAAAGTTCGTCTGCGTCCATGCCAATATTTTTCATAATCCACGCGTCGGACATTCCCGCCTCTACCAGCTCCGCGACGATATTTGTCATCAGCTCGATTGAGTGCGTGCCGCGTGCGCGGTTGTGGCGGATCGTGCTTGCCATTCTGTTGGAAATATCCTTGTCTATCACGACGACGGGCAGCTTGCCGCCCTCTCGGTCGTAAATGTCCTTGTGTTCAAGCATTGTGCGGTAACGGTGAAAGCCGTCCACTATCTCGTATTTGTCCTGCTCTTTCAGATAATAACATACAATCGGCATTGTATAGCCGTCTTCCTTGATTGACTGATACAGCAGCTTCATTTCGGGCGGCGCAACCGCGTTCGGGTTGTATGCATTCGCTTGTATTTTTTCAATCGGCACAGCGATAACCGAGTAAACGGGTGATTGATACATTGCTCCTTTCTCCTATAAATTTTTATACTTTTCTAACGCTTTGCGGCGTTTTTCTTCCTCGCTCTTTGTCCTGCTGAAACCGCAGTAAAGGCATTGCACGTCGTTTTTCAGAATTGCTATGCAGGCGCGCTTGTACGTCGGAGCCTTGCGGAACTCCTCGACGCTGGTATCGTCTATCCAGTCGTCAATATATACGACTTCGCGGTCAGTATTGACCTTACAAGCCTTTGACGTGCGCCCACTCCGACGTATCGGCGCACCCTCTGTTTCAAGCTGCTTGATAAACTCCTCGCTTCGTGCGCCGCCTTGAACACGCCAATGCCACTTGCTTTTTTCAAACTTCTGCTCATACCGCTTGCGCGTTTCTTCGGGCAGCGTTGCCAGCAAAAACTCCATATATTGCTTCCAAGTGAAATGCTCGGGCTTTTTTATGTTCTTCCAGCCCATAGCGGTAGTGCCGCCATATATGCCCGTAAAATTCACGCCGTTGACACGGCTCACCATACGCCCCCACGTCTGCGGCTCTATCACGCGGAACAGCTTCAAATTCGCTTGTCCGCAATCGTGAAACGGGCTTGCAACTCGCATTTGGTCGATTGACAGCCCCGCCTGATAAAACAGGTCGTAAAGCCTATTATAATCCCAGCCCATTTTTGCGTTTCCGATCCACACGTCAGCGGTCGTCCAGTCATAAATCGGGTAGAAGTTCACGGTGTTTTCGTCAACGACTTTCGTGTAAGACAATCCACGGTGCATATACTTTCTTTGTCCGCTGGTGATGATGGCAAGCCGCGACAAGCTCTCGTCCGCTCTTATCCCGACCATGACCGCCGTCTTGCCGTAAGTCTTTGAAAACCACTTTGAGAATAGCACGCGAGTATCAAAACCGCTTGTATTTTTTACAAACTTAAACGGGCAATTATCTTCCGTTATCAAATACGGGCTTTTCGGGTATTCCCTTATCCATATGTCGCGGCAATCCCTGTCCCACGGCGTCCAATGCGTTTGAAACATAGACACCGAGCAGCGCGCCTTTATCGGCAGGCAAAGCCAATACTTTTTTATGCCCTCAAAGCCGTTGAAAGTCCGCTCCACATATTCAGCGGTCAGGTTATAACCGCCCTCGTAATCCTCGTAATACATAGCCATTTTGTCCAGCAGTCCGTTTTCTTTCGCATAGTCATAGCAGAGATTAAGCAAAACGCCGCTATCTTTGCCGCCCGAAAACGCTACAAGTACATTATCGAAGTCACGAAATGCAACTGCTATACGCTCGCGCGTTGCGTCGTAAACATTCTTTTTCAAATACTTCTTAGCCATTTATCCGCTCCTTTTTTATCAATTTCTTTTTTTACCTCATTCAAGAGGTTCGTTTTCTTGTCTAAACTGCCTTTGATAAGCCTTTCCAGTCCACAATTACACCACAAGCTGTAATAATGCACGTCATCGGCTTGCCCGAGACGGAAAATTCGCGCCTCTGCCTGTATGCGCTGGGCATAGTCAAAGGTATGGTCGGCAAATATCATATACTTGCAACATTGAAGATTAAGCCCGAAAGCCCCGCACCCGTATGTCACATACAAAACTTTGATTTTGCCCGCGCGAAAACCGTTTATAACCGCCTCGCGCTCCCGCTCGTTCATATCTCCGATTAAAGCCGCTGCCCCTTTCGGAATACTGCTCAAATACTTGACAAACACTATAACTTGTTCGTTTATCTCATTTATCAAATTTTCGATTATTTCGGCTTTTCCCCCGCTTTTGCAATAGTGCTGTTGTAGAACCTGCGAAACCGCCATAAAATCAAATATCGGGGCTTGCAAGTAACGCATTTTTAATTCTTCGTAACCCTTTCGGTCGTCCATTGAATATGAATAATCGTAATAATGTTTTTGCTTGCCGAGTTCAAGTTCGGCGTCAAAAATATAAGGCTCTATTTTTGCGATTAAGTGTTCAACATTATGCTGCCTTTTTACAAGTCCTTTCAGACGTCCTCGGATATAATACTCGCAATATGTATTCTTGAATTCGTTATAGCTCATTCGCAAGATTTTCGGCGATAAAAACTGCATTTGCGTCCAAATATCGAGAACATTCTTTGAAAGCGGCGTACCGTTCAAAATCAGCTTATATTCTGCTAATTCCCCCAGCTTTAATATCCTTGCGGTTCGTTTTGCCTCTCTATTTTTGATTTTAAGGCTTTCGTCGACGACTATAAACACGCGACGCTCTGCGCATTTACGTAGCGTTTCGAGATAGATCCGGTCGCTTGAACCTATACTTTCACAGCCTACTATATCGACGAGTAAATCCTCGTGCCACTTCCGCCGTTCTGCTTCAATCTCGCTTTTAATGGAATAAGGACAGATCCAAAGAATATAATCGACCTTGTGTTGTTTGGAAGCTATAAGATCCAGCGCAACTTTCGTCTTGCCCGTCCCCATTTCCATAAAAAGCGCTCCGACTTTTAAGCGCGACAGCTTTTCAAACGCTGCTTGCTGGTTATTCATCGTCAATCAGACTGCTGTCTGCCTCCGTTTTAACGGCTTCCACCGATTCGGGCTTGTGCGTTTCATAATCGTTCTTGAATTGCGGCGCAGATATATTATCGTTCATAACTCCGAATACTTCTTCCAATTCGTCATAACCGAGCTGTATCTCGTCTATAACTTCGTGGCTGTTGTATCTGCCTTTACCGTATTTTTTCAAACGGAAAGTAAATTCTTCGGTGTAGCTGATTGATACCGCGCCCTTGTGTCTGCCCTCGCGCACCAGCTTTGACGGGTGCCAAAAGCAATACCCGTTATAATCGCTGGCGTGAGGGCAGGCGATCAGCACCGCCTTATCCGTCTCCGTTCTGATGTTCTGTCTGTTGATGTTTATCGTTTTCCACATAATGAACTCCTTTGCGCGCCTATTGCCCGACGCGCGGGGCGTTTCGACTTTATTTTTTCAAATTCTTGTAACACCACCAACTGGCGATATTGATTATTACCTTGTATTTAATGGTGCCGTATGCTTCGGGGTCAATATCTCCGCCACGTTCCTCGACTGTGCAAATCGATTTCGGAACCCATTTATAAACATCTTGCCAACTGAAATATCCGCCAAAAACACGTATTTGATATGCCTTTTCTGTTTCGCGTTCTACCACAAAATCAACGTTCATTTTTAATTCCTTCGGGCTGTTTGCCCTCTTTGTTTTCTTGTACTTATTATATCACTTATAAAATTAAATGTCAATAGTTTTTTGATATTTTTTTATAAAATTTTATAAAAAAATAACAGGCAATCTTTTCTGATTGCCTGTCTTTTTTTATTCAATTATCCAATAGACATCGGCTTGCTTTTTCGGGCAATCCCAGGTGTCCGCCACGTTCCCGTATAGGCTACACGTTAGATGACCTTTAATGCGGATTATCAGCCGTTTATCGCGGTAGCGTTCCGATAACTCGCCGACCGTTGCACCGTGGGCATTGTAACGCTTGTAACAAAGCGTACCGTCGATTAAATTGTGATAACAATGGATATTCAGCTTGTCGCACCCGCACTCTTGCGCGGTAAGCGTTAGGAGATTATCTACCGCGTCGTACTTCAACCCGGTTGCCGCGCTTATCGCACGGCATACGCAATCCTCGCGCAAATCTCCGTCGGGGCGGCGATTATAAAAACGATACATTATTCCTCGTCATCGTCCACGATGGCGTAGTAGTACGCGGCGAGCTTTTCCCCGCCCTGTACTGCCGCGTCGGGGTCGTCGAGGAACGCGCGCGCCATATTTACATAGACAACGGATTCTTTTTCACGGGGGATAAAGGGGCGCAAAACTTCGCAATAATCAGAATAAAGCATATTTGCCGCAAGGCAAAGCTCTTTCTCGCTGTACTTGTTCATCTGCATACCGAGCGACTGAACGGCTTGTTTAATTTGTTGTATGGTAAAATGTTCGCCATAACTGCCGTCGGCGTTTTCCATTTTTTCTTTCCAAGCCATCATATCGCGCTTTGAAAGTTTCATTTCCTCGCCGTAATCATACTCGCCATAGTCGCCACCTGCTCTATCGCCTCTACCGCCATAGTACCGGCTTCCGCCTATGCCATAACGCCCAGTGCCTTTTACGCCCTGTCTGCCGTCGTACATCATTTCTTCGTCATCGTACCAGCCACGGTCACGACCTCTGCCACTACCGCCACGGGCATAATCACTTTCGTAATCGCCGTGTATGGTTGCCTCGTATTCTCCACGCCCGTAACCCATACCGCGCCTTTCACCGCCTCTGCGATAGTCGCCCTTTTCACGCATACGCCTATCCATAATTACACGCCGCATAGTGTTATTCATCTTTAATTACCCTCCGAGACTGTTTTTTTCGTTGTTCTTGCCGCCCCATTCGTTGCCATTGTTGCTACGGCTGGTGCGGCAGTGGTAGGTGCCGGCAAACTTTCGAGCGCGTTCGGCGCGCAGGAAAGCCCACTTAATACCTTAAACGTGCCGCCCGTTGCGCTTGTAGAAACGCATACAGGATAGCGCGTGCGCGTTCTTATGGCGCATGCCGTGACCTGTGCGCAACACCTGTTCGTCAACAGGTACACGGTTGCCGTATCGCCGCCGATAGATACCGCCACGGGCATATTGATTGTCGCCGTTGCGGGTATTGTCTGCGCCACTACAATACAATACTTGCAACCGTTACGATAAGTGCCTGCGGGAATATTTATAAGCAACGTATCAACGCCATTTACAGTTACTACGGCAACCGAAGTGCTTATAATAAGGTTCGGGCAAAGCCGATTGCAATTTTTGTTACAACTCATTTTTTAGTCCTCCTTAAAATCAAAACAAGGCATAGAGAAACGCCCTATGCCTTGCCGAATAGATTGTTTCTCAACTACTTATCGTAGGAATTAGCAACCGCAGCCGTTGTTGCAGCCACAACCGCTGTTATAAGCCGTAAAATTAGGCGTGTAGCAGCAGTTAGGGTTAGGGACTACATAAGCGGGTACAGGGCAATCTCTGCCGAGCCTGCGAATAAGTTCTGCCGTCTGCGCTTCCTGATTAGCCGCAATAAATGCGTTCTGTGCCGTCTGCGAAGCCTGGAATTTAAGCGACTGATTTTCTGCCTGCAACGTGGCAATCTTATCCTGTGTGAGGAAATTGAGAATTGCGTTCGTGCCGTCACGCTGCGCGTCTATGATGTCGCGCGTGCTGGTGTGTATAGCGTTTGTTATATCGCAGGTGTTCTTTGCCATGTTGTAGTTCACGCCGTCAATCGCACGCTGCGTCTGGCAGCAGCAATTCTGCTGTTCATATCCGAGCTGGCAGATAGCATTCTGTATGCCGTTCTGCGCCTGCAACACAGCCGTGTTTATGCCGCTGAACCCCTGACACAGCGTCTGCTGAATGCCAGCCTGCCCAAGTTTAAGGTCGTTGAGCGAGGACAGCGTTGCGTTCTGTGCAAAGCCGACTGCCACGTCGTTGCTCGTCGCAACCTTGCCGAGTTCATATCCGATATTGTTGCCGCAGCCGTTACCACCGAAGCCCCAGCCGTTATTCCCAAACAGCGCAAAAAGCACGATAATCCACAGCCATTCTGCGCCCCATGCACCGTTGCCCCAGCCGTTGTTGTTGGCGTTGCCCTGACCTACGGCATACCCTTCAGCGAATCCATTATCCATTGAATTATTCTCCTTTAATTATTTTTATAAAATCGTTCTGCGCGCAAAGAACGATAATTATTTGAACTGCGCCATGAAGGCGTTCGGGTCAATTCCTCGCTGTTTCATAATGTTCATTGCGAGGTCTTGATAGCTGATTTTTCCGCCATTCTGCTCGCGTAACTGGTCTATCTGTTGCGCCACCTGTGGATTATTTTTCAGCAGCATCTGCACAACTGCCTGCGGACTCGCTTGCCCGTTCCTGATTTGTCGGACAAGCTGAAAGAACGGATTGACATTCCCGCCCCCGCCACTTTGCGGAGCATTCCCTAACGGATTAGCCATTGTCTTCTGCCCCCTTCTTTTCTTTCTTTAACAGACCGTCGATAGTACGCTTTATGCGCCCCATTTCTGCCTGAACGCCCTTGAACTCTTCCACGCTAACGAACTGCGACATATCCACGGCAGGGGCAGAGGCTGTTTCGGCTTCTGTATATTCCGCAATTTTGAACGTTTTTATCTCCATTTTTCCCGTAGCGTCAACCGTCTTTCGGTATAAAAGCGGCTTGTCGTTGTCGAGAAAAATAAAATCGCTGTTCGGCGGCAGCTGCCTTGCGCGGGCGTCTTCAATGCCTGTCACGTAAATTTTGTTTGTGTTCATTTGTGCAGACTGTTGCTGTGTCGCCGTTTGAGGCGCGTAATTGCCATTCTGCGGCGCGAAAGGCGCTTGCCCCGTGTAATTCCCCTGCGACGGCATAAAACCGCCGTAAGAGGCATTATACGGCGTCTGATACATATTCCCGTTCTGATATAGATTGTACATTTTTTACTCCTACAATTAAAAATTGTAAGAGCCACGGAATATTGCGCATGCAGTGAGGATACTTGCGCAATATCCCCGCCCTCACGTCATAAATTATAAGGGCATAAAAAAAGAATGTACACCGACAAAAGGTGTACATTCTAATTATTATTCAATTTCGCTTTCAAACGTTTCTTTCGGGTCGTAACAGATTTTTCGTCGATGCACAATTTATCGGCGATTATACTTTGCTTTGTTTTGCGAATAAAGAACTCTACGGCAAGTTCGGTGTTCTCGTGGCTTAGGTGCAGCGTGCTGCATCTAAGCCTTAGTTCTTGCTCCGTACACGTGTCAACGCTGAAAGGTTTTGGCGCTGTCGCGTCCTTATAGAACTCTACAAGCTGATTATACCGTGGTTCGATATAGTCATAGTCTTTTAATTTCGTCTGTACCATGCCTATCTTATAACTCACAAACGCTATTGCCAAGCCGAGGATGACAGAGAACATGATGCTTGCCCCGCTCGGCACGCAAGCCATGAGCGCCAATGCGAACACGACCAACGAAATGCTGAAACATTCTTTCAGCGAGCGAGAATGGAATTGCCGCGAATAAAGCCCCTTTGTGAGAAAGTACGGCAAGAATATCAGCAAAAATTCGACAGGCTTGCCGATAAGGGAGCTAAAACTTATCAGCAAGCCTACGATTATGGCAAAACCTCCAAACCGATAGAGTTTAGAAATTTTTTCATATTTATCCCTTGTTATTTTAATCTTTTTTTTCATCAACAATTTCAAAATTGTCTTTCAAATCCTTATCGGCACTTTCTTCATTGCCGAAAAACCAAAATGGACAGTGAGGCATTCCACCACTTTCATTCATTGTATCTTTTGGTCTGTTTGAAAAATCAATCTTTTCTGCTTTTTCCATAATCTAAAACCTCCGTTATATTTTATAAAAAAATATAGGCTGACTATAAAAAGTTTATAGTCAATTGTGCCTAAAATTCCATATAAAAAATTATATGCTGCTTCATTTGCAAAAATTCCTATTCTGCCAACAGAAAAAATAATGCCATATAACATTGTTATGCCGTATAAAAGCAAATTTTCTAAAAAAGAATACCATTTTTTTACAAAAAATATTGGTATAATTGCAATATATACAAGGTTGAATATGCTTGTTGCTATGTTGTTTTTTATCACAAAAGCAAAAAATGCAACTATTATTGTTTGAATTATTGCAATAAATAAACATTTCCACCAACTTGTTCTGCAAAGAATTTTATATATAAAAATCAACTCAAAAACAAGTAATCCCGATTTTATAAATTCTTGCAAAAACTCGCTCGGAATGTTTATTTTATTTAAATCAGCTTTAAACCATAAAATCCCAAAAAATCGAGCAATAAGGCAAAAGAACATTATGGCAACGGTAAAAACAAACATAAAGAAGGAAACTATTTGTTCACCTGTTTTATTGCCAAAATGTTCTTTTATCTTACTCATTTTTTGTTAATAATTTTTTCAAAATCACTTTTGAGGCGTTCAATATCATCGCTTTCTTTAGTCTTTGTTTCATTTGAAATAATTTCGGGAAGTTCTTCAATCGGTTTTTCTGACTTTTTCAAGTCAACAAAAAGTTTTTTTACTCCCAAAATCATCCCTTTCCACCCTTTTCTTACAAGTTGAACGCCAAACAAATAAACTGTCTGCACGCTACCAGCGTACATCGCTGTGGTTTTTACCAGGACATTGATGTCTGTTACTTTTAAATAAAACTTCAAAAAACAAAACACACCAACACCAGAAAGAAGTAGGCTGATTGCCGCAAAAAGATACTCCCATTTTTTACAATCCAACTCGCCGCCTTTGCGTTTTGCGGCTTTTTGCATTATAACCTTTACAATGCTTGTTAACAATATAGCCACAATCACAATAGCCAAGCAAATCAATGCGGAAACCCATTCAGGCATTGATTAAGCCTCCCCTACAAATGGTTTTATGGCTGCAAAAAATGCGTCATATTCTGAATTTATTTGGTTTTCAATAAATTGTTTTTGAGAAGCGACATATTCAGTTTTTTCAAACTCAAGCCTCTGCTTCAATTCATTTACACTTGCATTAAAAGTTTCGTCAAGCTGTTTGAGGTGTGGAAGCATTACTGAATTATAGTGTTGTCCATATCTTGCGTCAAAGTCAGTTTTTTTGACAACCTCAATATCCGACAAATAGCGTTTTGAAATTTCGTTTATCTTGTTCATTGGGATTTTCCTCCTATAAAAATTATATTCCATTTATTTTTAAAAGTCAACAATTTAATCGGTTCGAACCGTGTTAAATTTAACAACAAAATTAGCCGTCAAATAATTTGAATCAGAAAGAATAACGGCGTTTTGAGGATTTACCCATACAACTCCTAAAAAATAGCCGCCCGATACCTGCCACTGGTTTTGTCTTAAATGAAAATAGGCGGTCACTTTCAGCGGCTCGCACACCCCAGCATGGACAACAATTTCGTCATTTACTTCAGTCACTATAAGGCTGACATATTGCTCTTTATTAAGCAGTTCAGGGGGGAGTTTTACCCTCCCACCCTTTATTACCGATTTATACTCAATGTTGTCTTCGCCCCTAAAAATAGCTATATATGCACCTTTTTGGGGCAATAAAAAGACACCTCAAAAGTGTCCCTTATATCCAACATGATTGGAGTTCGGTCAATTAAGACTCCTTTTTCACTCCCCATTAAAAGCTCATATTTCATTTAACTGCCCTGCCTTTCTCTCGGCTTTCCCTCCAACTCTCGAATATCACCATGAATGCGCCTAAATTCCGCTTTTTTCTCCTCTATATTCGGTATTTCAACGCCAGCCATGACTTGCAGCAAATCCTCGTTAAGAGGTTGCAGCTGCATTTTCAACCGTCTTATATCTCTTCTTCGTTGTATTTCTTCTTTGCTTATTAAATACACGTTTGTCATGCTTGTTCTCCTTTATCTTTATTACGAATTGCCCGTATAGAACGCCGCTACGGGGATTGACTCGCTTCCGTCCAGACGAACATCTCTACTCATATACACCGAGTTCTTGTCCTCTTCAACAAGCCCGATTGTCAAGTAGACGTCCAAACCGTTATCATAAACGAACAAGAGGCAATCGTAATCTTTCATTCCGCCGTTATCAATTGTCGCCTTGCCCTTTATTATTTGCTTCCCGTCGGCTGTTCCGTCTCCGTTATATATTTTTGAATACAGCTCGGACATATCCATTAGTTGATATTCACTGGCATAATCTGTTTGCGTTTTGTAAATATTCACGGACGACGCAAGCAAAATATCTTTCAACTCCGCGTCGAGAAGATAATTGTCATATCCGTTATTTGTGGTAAAGCTAAAAGAAATAGAGGCGCCGCCGTAATGAGTCGGAATTGAGGCATTGGGAATCACCGCCCAATAAGAACCTATATTTCCACCCCCTCCGCCGCCTGATACCGTGACAAACATTTGCCCGCTTGATGAAAGTTGAACGGGATAATTATCGCCGTTTTTAGTATATCCAATTTTTACACCCCCTAATGCCGCTCTTGTCGCCTGTGGCAAAGTATAATTATTTGCATTTGAATCAATACCATTCAATTTTGTCTTGTCTTCTGACGACATAAGCCCGTCATAAACAGTTGTTGCATTGCTATAAGTTGTGTCTTGAGTGGTAAAAGTCCCAATCTTTCCGCCACTTTTGTTTTTGTAAGTGACCGTTTTACCACTTACTGAAAGGCTTGCCACATAATCCGTTCGAAGTCCGTAAATTTTGTTTTGAGCAATAGCCGCGTCGCTTGCTATGTCTGCATTCTTGATTGTGTCTTTAAAAGCAAGTGTTTTCAGCCGTCCAAACCAGTTTTTAATCTTGCCAAACAAGGTCTTTGCCGTTTCGCCTGACGCTATGTTTGCCGCCATTCCGCTTACATCATCAAAAGTAACAACCGTGTCTTTCAACTCACCGCCGCTTTTATCTATTTTCGCACTTAGAGAAGTGCTCAACCCACTAACTTTACTTTGAGCAATAGCGGCATCGTTTGCTATATCGTCATTTTTTATTGTATCTTTAAAAGCAAGCCCCTTAACCTCTTGCCCTTTTATTGTTTCTGCGTCAAGTGGCAAATCCTGCATTGTTCCGTCGCTTTTCTTTATTTGGGGTCTATAACTCATAGCTCACCTCGTTTTTTTTATAGTTCTTTGAAAAATATACCACCCACGGCAAGGCTTGCCGACGGTGTAGCTTGTGCTGTCGCTCCGACTTCCACAATCTGCCCGCCTGCCGTAACTCTGCCTTTTGCGTCCGTCGTAACAACCGAATATGTGCCAGCAGTTCCTACTGCCGCAAGCGTTGCCGAGATGTTAGCATTTGCAGAGCCGTCAAAACTTGCCGTGCCTGAAATGTCGCCCGAAAGCGCGATGTTTCTTGCCGTTGCCAGTTTAGTCGCACTTGTCGCCGTCGTCGCACTTGTCGCCGTGTTTGCACTGCCCGCGTGGGTAGCCTCTTTGACCGTTACGCCGTCATCTTCAAATATGTCGGTTATTGCGTTGCCGTTTATTTCGTCGGTAACATTTCCCGCATTCGTCGCCGTTCCTGCGTTGGTAGCATTTGTAGCACTGTCTGCGGAAGTAGCGTGGTTCGCGTTCGTGGCGTTCGTCGCATTTGTTGCGTTTGTTGCATTGTCGGCTTGTGCGGCACTCGGCACTTTCGTCGTGCCGTTCAAAATCTTCGCAATGTTATCAGCGTTCGTTTTACCTTTATCGCCAGCGTATGCCGTGGAAGCAGTTTCACCGAGTGCAAGCGACGAGGAAATTTCCACATATTTCGTACCGCTCCAACGATATTGTTTATTTGTGTCGGTGGCAATGTAAATTTTTCCGTCCTCACCAGTCGGGGGGAATTGCGAAAGCGAAGAATAGTCAAGAACATCATCGACATACGACGGCAATTGTGCGGCAGGTACTTTTCCTGTACTATCAAGGCTTGCTACACCGTTTGCCGCGCCTTTTTGTGATAGGGGGATATAACTACCGCTTAAATCAGGCAGCTGCGCGACGGGTACTTTTGCAGCACTATCAAGGCTTGCAACTCCATTTGCCGCCCCCTTTTGCGTGGCAGGAATATAGTTCGCGAGCTCACTTGTGTTCGCCTTGCCGTTCAACGCTGCTTGCGTAGCCGCAGATATAGGCTTATTCAAGTCGGAAGTGTTATCCACATTCCCCAGCCCTATATTAGCTTTGGTAATGTTGACTTGCCCTTTGCGATATTCTGTTTCAGCTTCACCTTTTACGCCAGTAACCACACCGCCGCCCGTCAGCCCGTCAATGGTATCCATAATTTCCTTGAACGCTTCTTGCACGTTCGTTGCCGACATACCCGCAGTTGCGCTGTCAAGAATAACAACGTCAGCGTCCGTTTCGGGGTGGAGCGTGAGCATTCCGTTTGCTTGTTTCTGTTGTATCCGATACTTTTTCGTCGTGTCAGGCATTTTCTTTCACCTCTAAAAAAATATAGTCGTTTGTCTGTAAATTATCGGGTACAGACTGCACCGTTTTTATTTTACTGTCGAATAAATCCCCGACAGATACTTGTGTTTCTTGTGTGCCTAGCGAAGGGTCGTAAATATAAACCTTGGCGTCACGATTAGTTAAATCGTTTTTCGGCAAAACGCTGATGTCTTTCGGCAAAAGCAGACTTACCTGCTCCGCGCTCGCAAAGCCCGTATGCCCACTATGCTCGTAGTCAAGATGTTGTAAATCATCATGATTTTGCGAAGCTATAATCGTCATCGTCTGATTTAGCTTTCCGACTAATGACTTGCCTTGCATGCTCCCGTTTAATACATTAGGTATTAAATTTGCGCTAAGTTTATCCATTTCCACACGTCACTTTATTTTTTTTATCCAGAATTTTAATATCGCCTTTATAAATCACCGTCGCAACGTTTGTGTCTTTAAAAAACAACGTAATATCGAAGCTTGCTATGCTTGGCAACATCTTACTTGTTTCTTCCGACGTAAACGCAAGTACATACTTGTTCAAATCGCTCGACAGCTCCAAAGCCTTGCATATTCCAAGATAGTCGCTCGAAAATATACACTTATCCACAACGGAAACGTCTATTAGTCCGTTTATGTCCAGCTCTGCCTGATAGCTATCGCCCTGTATAATTATAATCTCATTATTCATAGTAATCGCAAAAACATCCCCCCGACCAATAAACTACCGCTTGCCGCGTGGCTCCCGTCATCGACCTCGATATATTTATCCGTGTACTTAACACGCGCCGTTAAATCAGCGGCTATGCTGTCAAACAGTTCTTTGTCTATCGGTGTGCCAACCTGCTGGACAGTACCTGTGACCTCGTCAAAATCGAACGTGCCTAAAACTTCACTCGTCGCCACATTTGTCAACTGGTATCTGTTCGAATATTGTACAATTCTATCGACTACCGCTTTCATTGTTGTTGCGCTCCTCTAAATTTTATTTGACTTCCAGCACGAAACGTGCCGCTGTATAATTTATCAATCTGAGCCGACTGATAAAACTCGTCTAACGCTTTCAATATTTTTTCAATATCGTTCGCTTTCGTGAAATTCCAGTTAAACGGCAACGGCGTTTGCGGCGTATCGTTTGCTACATACCACACCGCCCGTATAGCATTTATATTTGAAATTATACTATCCATTTCCGCTCTTGTCAAGGCTTGACCGAGTGTTACATCTATAACCGTCAAATTTAGGTCTAAAACATCCGAAAGATATTCTATGTATGAATTTATACGGGTAATATCTGAAACGTTGTAGAACCCCTTTTGCGTGCGCGTAGCAACGTCTTGCGACGTTCTGTCTGTAATAAGCGGGTCTAAGTTCGGATTATTCATCTAATGCCTCTATTGTAGTCTCATTTTCGTCATAAGAAATATTGAACGCAACGCTGGTAATGTATTGCCCGTCGCCCGTAGATTGCGTTGATACTGTGCTGTTTTCAGTATCTATTTCTATGTGGTCGCCAAGGTCAAAGTCTGTTTCGCTGACTATCTCCGCCTTATGCGTATATTTATTAACAACGCGTTCATATTGATAATTAGCGACGCTTGTTGCTATACTGCCTGTAATTAAATAATTGCTTTCGATTGCTTTTATATTTTTTGCCGTACTGCCGCGTGTAACCTTTGTAGTAGCGCGGTTATACGGTCTGCCCGTAACGGTAACGAACGTGGTATCTCCCGCCGTACCTGTCAATGTTATAACGCAACGGTCAGAATAAATTTTTGTTGAAGTTATTTGCGCCGAACTTGTAGTATCGACGAATACCTGTATCGTGGATATAACGGCGGGATATTCGCTGTAAACAATCTCTATTTCCTGCGGCTCTACCGTAAGCCCAATTTCTTCTAAATGTCCAAGTTCCTGCTCTGCACTTGCCGCGCTGAACGTGTATTTAGTTACATTTATACCGATGTGTTTATCGCTATTCTCAACGGAATAACTGCCCTCGACAATATCGTCCGCAGTCAATGCGCCTTTTTCCGTCGGCGTATGTTTTTTGAGTGCAATGTTGCCGTTCGCGTCAATTACAAGTATGCCGTTGCCTGCCTCCGCGATAAGGCGTAAAGCTTCACGGTGCGGGACTTCGGTTATATAGCCCGTTGAGATAATATCCTTAAATGCGTCGTCAACCGCAAGCGTAATGCCCGCGTCCTCTGCTACCTCTTCCGCCCAGTCGTATAAACTTCTGCCGTCAGTGTAAACAATACCGTTGCGATATACGCTTTCACCCAATCCGTACAATTCATCATAGCCGCTGACCGTTATAACATTGCCGTTTTCTTCAACGCTCGTGTTCTCGCTGTAATAATTTCCGAACATGACATACTCGTCGCTCCCGCGCTTTTTTATATAAATAACGACTTTTAAACCCTCCTGCATTCCGATAGGCAAGTCGTTAATACTCTGCACGTTAAACCGTCCGTTGTTAAAATACTGAAACGAAAATTCACCGCTGTCGTCATAGTCGCCCGTAAGGTCGGTCGTCCTGCTTGCCGATACGCTTATTAGCATATCCTCATCGTATAATTCGTTTATTCCGAATACAATCTGCAACAACCGCGCGCGTTGTTGCGGCTTGACCTTTGTGAACGTAATGCGCACTCTGTCCCACTGCATACGCACGTCGTAGTTTACATAGTTTACAGCGGTATTGCCCGTAACTGTATTAGCGCCGACAAGGCTATTGCCGTTAAAATATTCAACAGTAAATGTATCTGCCGCGCAATCTGTCGGGAAAATTATCTGTATACCGTAACTGTCGTGTAAATTATTGAACACATACTCGATATAATCGTTTATATTGCCATTAACGTCCGCAATGCTTGCACTTTCCCACCCAACGTCATAGCTACCGTTTGTGTCTGGAAAGATAAAAGTGCCGTCAAGCAAAAAATAGTCCTTTTCAAGGTACGCAATTTTATCAAAATTTACGGCGTTTTGCGTTGTGTTGTGCAATTCTGAGTACACGCTGTCTGAGCTTGTTTCGTAAGTAATAGTGTCGTCCTGCAATGTTTGGTCAATAACGCCGTAATTTATTCTAACGCCCTCAATTATCATCGTAGTCTACCCCTTTGAGCGTTAAGTCCCAGTTAGTCCAAACATACTCACCCAGCACGTCGCTATACGCAAATCGTGTTTGTTCCTGCCCGAGTTCGATTATTGCTTGCCCGTTATAACTTCCGAACGGCGAGGATATCTGCACGTCAAGATACCCGTTCTGACGCTGTGCAGCAAGCAACGAATTGACCGTTGTTCTCTGTTCTGCCGTAAGGAACGCATACGAAAAATTTGCGTAAAATCTGCGCCCTTTATAAATACGGCGTATCTTGCCGCTTATCATGGTCTTTTCCACATACTCATCGGCATAGCCCATAGTAGGCTCACGCCCTATCTGTGGCAATTCCATATCGATTCCGTTTATCGTCAGCATAAGTTATCACCCCTTCCCGTATGCGGTTATCCTGTTCAAACTCTTTCTACCTTGCGCGCGTAACGTGTTATTGACCGTGTTCACCACATAGCTATTAAAGTCCTTGTCGCCTATTCTAACGGTTATTTCCGTGTTATTGTCCTGATTGCCGAGCCCTGTTACAATTCCGTTCACAATCGCAACTGCGGCGTTCTGTATTGCGCCGCGCAAGTCGTAGTCCTGCATTGCCATATACTGCGCGTCAGCTATCTGTTCCACGTTCGCAACGCCCGTTCCTCTGCTTCCGCGTGCCACAATTTCCGCACCGTCTTCTCCTGCGCGCGCAAGATAATAAGTGCCGAGGTCGAGGTCGTCCATCATACCGCCCTCGGCAAAGTCCACGCGGGGGAGACTAACGCTGGGAATTGGGGGTATAGGGTCAGCACCCGTCCACGTCCATATTTTTGAAATTCCGCTAGTAATAGCATTTAGGGCTTTTACGGCAAGGTTGATACCGCTTTCAACTACCGCAATCAATCCGTTGATTAAGGCTTCGCCGATATTCTTACCAAACTCCGCAAGTGATTTCAAGCCGTCTTTTGTGGTAAACAAATTGATGACAGTATCGAATATGCTAATGAGCGCGTCGAGCAACATATTCGGAAGCTGAACAAACGCGATTTCGATTAGTGCCTCAAACAAATTGATTAACAAAGACCCCCAGTCAACCTTGAGCAAGGCGTCTACAAGCGCAACGGCGAGGTCGGCTATCGACTGTGTCAATGACGGCAGTATGTCTATAACCTTAAACAACAGGGCTTCAAGCACTTCTATAATGTTCGGTACCATTGACGGCAACGCCGATATTATACCGCCCAAAACTTCGACCAGCAAATTCCCTGCAATTTCAATCAAATTAGGCAAAGCCGAAACCAACTTGTCAACGATACCAATAATACCCTCAACAAACTTATCTCCCGCGCCTTCCGCGCCCGTAGCCATACCCGTAAGACCCTCAATAACAAGCTCGATTTGAGGGAATAAGTCAGACATTATAGACGCACCGACAGTCTTAAACGTGAGTTTTAACTGGTCTAACTTATCGCCGAGTGCCGCACCAGCCTTGACCACATCATCACCGATGACAAGACCGAGGTCTTCCATACTCGCAAACAAGTCATCAACATACCCTTTCTCTTGGTTGAGAATAGGCATAAGCTGTTGATACGCCCTGTTGCCGAAAATCTCTTGTGCAATCGTGGTCTTATCGGTCTGGCTTTCCATACCCTGCAAGCCCTCGATAATGGCTTGCAACTGCTGGTCTACGGGCATCGCCATAAAGTCTTCATAGCCTATGCCGAGCTTTTGCAACGTAAGCAACGCGTCGCCTTGTCCTGCCGACAACTCGTTCGTAAACGTCGTCAGCTCACGCATAACTATCTGCAATGTGCTTGCGTCCCCGCCAGCCAACTGCATAGCGTAAGCCCATTTCTGATACGCTTCCGTGGACATACCGACACGCTGTGCGTTGTCGTCGATGTCCCCCATATAATCAACGGTTTTCACGGCAAGTGCGGCTATTGCCGTGGTAACAGCGGCAACACCCGTAACAACACCGCCTATAACACGCCCAGCGGTCTTAAACGCCGTCCCCATTTTAGACGATACAGAAGCCGCGCTTTTTCCGCTTTCGTTAATTTTCTTTTCGTATTCGGAGTTATCCAGCGTAAGCGTTGCGAATAGATTAAATAAATTCATGCTTTCGACTTCCTCCTGATTTTAATACCGTGCTTGCGCATTGTGTCCGCGATAATCTGTTCCGCGCTCCTTGTGTCTTTCGGCTTCGCCCTACCCCACACACGCTCTCGTTGTTCTGTGTAGCTGAAACGGTCTTTCGTCCGCATTCCCGCCGCAATCGTGCTCAAATTCTCCGCAACCCATTGCTCAAATAAACTTTGTTCAGTATCAAGTTTAAGGCGATAGTCAATATACTTGACTACCGCCCTCAACCCCATACCACGCCGTATCTCATTAAGATAGCAGATTATTCTGCCGCTGTTTTCTTGGGTTCGGAGGACGAGGAAAAAAAAGCTCGTATATCCTCGTCCTCGAATATAGCTTTCATTTCCTTAATCGTCACACCGAGCGACTGCTCCTTTATCTCGTCGATTGGCTTTTCAGTCCAAATCGAAAGAATGCTGTACATATCTTCCTTGTAGTTTTTTACAAGAACAGGAAGCACGCGCAAAACAAACATTCTGTTGTCTTTGGCTTTATTGTAATTAGCCATAAAGTCCTTGAACTCTTGGTCGTTTTTCGCCTTTTCGCCGATGTCCGCGATAATCGGTGCTATGTCACACAACTTGTCTATTGCGTCTTCTGTCCTCATACAGTCGCCCTCTCAATAGTCATCTCGAACGGTGCGGTGTCGAGGTCGTCAACGGTAAAGTGCCCGATAAGCGCGAGCGCGTAAGTGCCTTCCCCACGGTCGGTAAACGTAAGATTGAATCCGCTCGTGTTCAGTGCGTTTTTAATCTTTATTACGACATTCTGCCCGTTCGACAAATCGCCGACCCAGTACAAGTCTTTATAATCCGCGTCGTTTACGGTACGCTTGACCGTAAATACAGTATCTTTTGTCGTGCCTGAACCTGTTTCAGATTTTACAACGCCTACGCCAAGCGCACGGCTGATTGCTTCGTCGTTGACTTCAACCATAGTAGCGTTGAGCGTGACAACCCAATCGTCCACACGTTCAAGTCCTTTCGTATAGGTCGGCGCGCCGTCGACCGCTGCTTGATGTACCGTAGGAACGGCGGTAAAACTGCCGCCGCCGCGAGTTGCGCCGATAATATCGTCTTCTTCTATATCGGTGCCTTTTGTATATTTTGTCAAAAGCACGCCCGCATTGAGCTGCAAGTTAACTATTGTTCTATCGGTAAGCCCTGTTTTAAGTGGCATATCTTATTTACCTCCGTAAACCGTGATTATTAAATTTATATACCCAGCCCGCACCGTTTCGTCCTCGTCTTGTTTATCCTGATAAAACGGCGAGCCTTTTTCTATTTTGATTTTAATTGTATCATCGCCGATAAGCACGCCCGCCTCTGTTACGGCTTTTTCTATCTTATCGGCGAGCTGCAAAACCTGTTCATAGCTTGTCGTGTTTAACGCATAAATCTGCACGGGCAGAATAAATTGCGTGGCAAAGTTATCGTAATACCCGCTAAATTGCAAGTACGGGCTTTTCGGCTTTACTCCTGCCGGCAATACTCCGCGATACGTTGTGGCGAATTGCGAAAGCCATTGATACAGCATTTGCCCGACGGTAAGTATCTTTACGCTCATTGCAATATCGGCGTGTAGCTTTCTGCGGAATAACTTTTCCAGTCGGTCTGCTCGCTCTGCTCCGTGTTGATTATCTCGTCGCTCGTGAGCCTGATATACCGCGCTGCGCCGCCCTCCATGAATTTTATTTTATCGTCTTTTTTAAGCGGCACATTAGCATAGGTATGGAACGTGTATTGTACTTCTTCTTGCCCGCGCAATGCGCCGATGAGCTGTTCGGTACTACTCTTACGCACGGCAAGCCCTTTGAACTCTACGCCCTCGTACTCGACATTTTTATATCCGCCCAGCCCGTCGGACACGGTCACGCTTTCAAGTTTGTTGCACTTGTAAAAATAATCGTCCATTGCCATAGCTTACAGTTGCCCCTTAAAAATCTTTTCCGCCTGTTCCTGCATTTCGTCCTTTGTTTTGTCTATCCCTTCAC